TGAATCAACGGAAAAACGGTAAATAATGGACGGAATACGTTTAGCCGAATATTTGTTAAAGAACATACGAGAGAGAAAAGAAAGTTTTTTAATTACTCTTTCGGATGGTGCGATAGATTCCATAGAAGACTATCGGTTCATTGTAGGTCAGATACGTGGCATGACTTACGCTGAAGATGAAATAAAAGCCGCGATGAAAGGAATAGAGCTAGAAGATGGCTAAAAAACTATTCGTGCCAGAGAGGTTTGCTAACGCACGTAAAAAAGATGCAATACCAGAACCTATTAAAAAAGGTTTTAAAAACGAAGAAGAAAACCCTAATTCAAAAGATCCTTCTGAATTAGATGTTTCTGTCATAGATAGATTACCACAACCCGTAGGATACAGGCTTCTTGTTATACCGTATTATTTAGGAGCACAAACTAAAGGTGGTGTGTATTTACCTGATGCAATACGAGATAGGGAAAGTTTCGCAACAGTTGCTGGGTATGTCGTTAAAATAGGTCCAGACGCTTATAAAGACGAAAATAAATTCCCATCTGGTGCGTGGTGTTCTGAGAAATCGTGGGTACTTATGGGAAGATACGCAGGTAATCGCTTTAAAGTCGAGAATTTAGAGGTAAGATTGATAAATGATGACAATATTATCGCAACAATACTTGACCCAACCGATATTTCTTATGTATAAAGATAATGGAGAATTTTATGACAGTAGAAGCACAAGAAAAAATTGAAGAAAAACCAGAAGAAGTTTCTGTTGAGATTGACGAAACTTCTGAAAAGGAAGAAACCCGAACAAATGTTCAGGAAGAAGTTGCTTCATCTAATGAACCTGTAGAGCAAAATGACGAATTAGCTGATTATAGTGATAATGTTAAAAAAAGAATTAATCAGTTAACAGCGAAAAGAAAACAGGCACTTGAAGAAGCTGATGCTGCAGTACAGTATGCACAACAGCAAAAAGCAGAAAATGATAAATTAAAACAACAGTTACAGGCTTTGGATAAAGGTTATATCAATGAATACAGTAATCGTGTTGAGAGCCAAGAAGATCAAGTCAAGAAATTATTTAAAGAAGCCCATGAAGCAGGGGATGCCGAAAAAATGGCAGAAGCCCAAAACATTATGGCAAGACTTGCTGTTGAAAAAGAAAGGGTGCGTGTTCAAAAAGCTAGGTCTGAACAAGTTGCACAGCAACCAGAACAACAAGCACAACAACAACCTCAACCAAAACAACTACCAAGAGTAGAAGATCTTGACCCAAAACTACAAAGATGGATGAAAGATAATAAGTGGTTTGGTTCAGATATGGTTATGACAGGTGCTGCTCAAGGGTTGCATCAGCAATTAGTTGGTTCCGAAGGTTTTGATCCTACTTCAGAAGATTATTATTCTGAAATAGACAAAAGAATGCGTGACAGCTTTCCAAACAAGTTTCAGGATAAACGGGCTAACGTCCAAACCGTTGCTCCTGCCTCGTCCTCTGGACAAGTAAAATCTGGACGGAAAAAAACTGTGCAATTAACGCCAGGTCAAGTCGCTTTTGCAAACAAGATGAAAATTCCTCTTGAACGATATGCAAAGGAAGTGGCTAAATTAGAAAATAGGAGTACATAATGGCTATTGATCGAAAAAGTCGAGATTCGCAATCTCGTGAAGAAACAAAGCGAACCCAAGATTGGAAGCCACCATCAGCTTTGGATGCTCCTGAAGCACCTATTGGTTATAAGCATAGGTGGATACGTGAATCTGTAATGGATTACGATGATAAAAATAACGTCTTTAAAAGAAGACGAGAAGGTTATGAGCTTGTCATGGCAGAAGATTATCCAGATTTTGATGCTCCTGTTATTGACGAAGGTAAAAACGCTGGAGTTATAGGTACTGGTGGTTTGTTACTTGCAAGAGTTCCAGAAGAAATTGTGGAAAAACGCAAGGCATATTTTGAAGATAAAACACAAGCACAAATGGATGCTGTGGATCGTGATTGGATGCGAGAGAACAATCCCGTAATGCCAAAACTAAAACCCCAAAGAAGCAGCGATGTTTCTTTTGGAAAAAACCGTAATTTAAATGAAGAATAAGGAGAAATCTTATGGCAAATAAAGATGCCGCTTTTGGGATGCGTCCTGTTGGTAGAATAGGTGGAATGCCTTTTACAGGTGACATGGTAGCCCAAGTCACAGGTGGAGGCGTGGAAGTTCACGCAGATGGTGGAACCGTACCTATTGTAGGCGTATTCAATGGTTGTATGTATACAGATCCAACCTCAAAGGAGCAGGTTTTTAAGAATTATTATCCTGCTAGTACAAATGCTTCTGATATTTTTGCATTTATCATTGATGACCCAATGGTTATTTTTGAAATTCAAGGGAATGCAGCAATGCCAGTAGCTGATTTATTTGGTAATTTTGATATAGTTTATACAAGTGCAGGAAGTACCACTACTGGTATTTCTGGTGCTGAATTGAATGTATCAGATGGAGCTACAACAGCTACTTTACCTCTTAAAGCTATTGATATTTCGCAAGACCCTCAAAATTCTGATGTATCATCAGATGCAACAAACGTGCACGTTGTGATCCAAAATCATATTTTTGGTCAAAAAAGTGCAGGATTAGCATAGGGGGTAATGTAATATGGCTATATCAAGAGCACAACTAGCGAAAGAGCTAGAACCAGGACTTAACGCATTATTTGGAATGGAATATGACCGTTACGATGCAGAGCATAAAGAAATTTATGATACCGAATCTTCAGACAGAGCGTTTGAAGAAGAAGTAATGCTCTCAGGTTTCGGGAATGCCCCAACCAAAGCTGAAGGTGCTGGAGTTAATTTCGATACTGCTAACGAAGTTTATACTGCACGTTATACGCATGAAACTATTGCTTTAGCTTTTGCTTTAACACAAGAGGCTATGGAAGATAACTTGTACGACAGATTAGGTGCAAGGTATACAAGAGCATTAGCTCGTTCTATGGCTCATAGTAAACAAGTGAAATCTGCAGCAACATTGAATAATGCGTTTGATAGTGACTACACAGGAGGAGATGGCAAAGAGTTATGTGCTACTGACCATCCTCTCGGAGGTGGTGGTACATTTGCAAATGAACCAAGTACAGCAGCCGATTTAAATGAAACATCATTAGAGAATGCTTTAATAGATATTTCAACATTTGTTGATGAAAGGAATTTAATTATTGCTCTTCGTGGCATGAAATTAATTATTCCACCTCAACTTCAATTTGTTGCAGATCGTTTGTTAGAGTCTACTCTAAGACCAGGAACTTCAGATAATGATATTAATGCAACCAAAAATATGGGTATGATTTCAGATGGTTACGTTGTAAATCATTTTCTAACTGATACTGATGCATTTTTCCTTAAAACTGATGCACCAAGAGGATTCTTACATTTTGAAAGAGCACCTCTTAAAACATCAATGGAAGATGACTTCACTACTGGTAATATGAGGTTTAAAGCAAGAGAAAGATATTCATTTGGATATTCTGACCCTCGCTGTGTTTATGGCTCTCCTGGAGCATAAGTAAAAACCGAACAAATGTTCAAGGGGCGGCTTTACAAGTCGCCCTTTTTTGTTATATAGTTAAAAAAACCTTGACTACAATTATGTAGACATTTGCCAAGACAAGGAGATTGACATGGCTAATTCAACTTTTTCAGGACCAATACGGTCACAAAATGGAATGAAATTAATCAGTAAAAATACTACTACTGGTTTAATACAAGACAGAACTCTTGGAGATTATCCACAAGATACAAGACGTTTTTATTTAGACGAATGGTTTTTACAAAGACCAGGTTTAAATGCAGACATTGACCAAGTATCAACAACTGAGGTTCAAAGAGCTTTGAATAGAAATTGGGAAGCACTTGGAACTAATATGACTACAGCTTTGTGTACTTTTAACACTACTTCGGCAGGAATTGTTGCAACAACAGCAGGTGCTGATCAAGACCAAGCAATACTTACTCCACATTTAGATACTGCTGCGACAGCATGGGCTGGATGTTTATGGGGTACTGAGAATCAAGTGCATTTTGAAACATCAATAGCATTACCTGCAATTGATAATCAAAAAGTTTGGGCTGGTTTAAAACTTACTAATGACCAGTTGGTTGCGACTGATGCAGATCAAGCATTCTTTAAGTTTCAAACTGATGCTACAAACTCTGAAGCATTTACTGATTATACTTTATTGCATTTTGTTCATAGTATTGGTGGTACTGATTATATTAGTGCATTACCAATTACTGTAGGTGCTACTACAATTTACCATTTAAAAATCACGATTGATAGTGATAGAAAACTATCTATTTTTGTAAATGGTCAGCAATATAACATAACAAGTACATCTGGAAGTACAGGTGGAACTGCTGTTACTACTGGAACTACAAAATCAGCGGCTATGACCGATGACATTGATTTAATTCCTTATGTTGGCATTGAAGCAGGTGATGGTGCTGCAGAAGCAATTCATTGTCATTATGTAAAAATGAGTAGAATAATTAACGAATAGGAGGCATAAATGGGCAGATCTGACGTAAAAGTTTTAACTGTAAATGATGAAAATGCTGCAGATGCTGATCGTTTAGTTACTGCCGCAAGACCCGATACATCAGCAACTATGGCACAAACAACCCACGCAGGTGGTGCCGCAAGAAATGTTACTGTTACTACAGCAGGAACTGGTGATAATGCAAAAACTTGCACTATAACTGGAACAGATGTTTTTGGTGACGCTATGACAGAAGTCATAACATCAACAAGTTCAGCAGAAACAGTAGCAGGTGCTAAATATTTTTTAACAGTATCGGCTGTTGAATGTTCAGCACAATATGCCGCAAACATAACGGTTGGTTCAGGCACACTTTGTGCTCAAGCTATTGGTGATGGTGCTCGTGTTCGTTTAAAAGGCTTTTCCCTTATTTCAGGAGGTACAGCAGGAACGGTATCGTTTTATGATGGAGCACCTGAAGATGGAACAGTTTTGTTTAAAGCAAGAACTATAGGCACAGCCAATACTGCGACAGATAGAACAGTTCCTGAAGAGGGTGTATTATTTGCGAGTGGCATGAGTGTCCAGTATACGCTTGACGTAGCTGACATGATGACATTCTTTTATGCTTAAAAATGAGTTTAAAGACTAAAATGACTCAAAGTAAAAAATTAGAAGTGGCTTTAGCACGTTTGGAAGAACGTGTTGAAGCTCTTCAACAAGACATGAAGGAAATGCGTTCTGATGTAAGTGAGCTTCGTGCTACGGCTAATCGCTGGAAAGGTGCTTTCTGGGTAATTATGGGGTTAGGAACAGTAGCAGGAGTTGTAGGTAATTTAACAATAGGATGGTTTAAATAATGGCTACTTCAGGTTCTACAGATTTTGAATTAGCAGTTGATGATTATATTGAAGAAGCATTTGAAAGATGTGGATTAGAAATTCGCACAGGATATGATTTAAAAACTGCTAAACGATCATTAAATATTATGTTAGCAGAATGGGCTAATCGTGGTCTTAATCAATGGACAATTGAACAAAGAACACAGGCTTTAACAGAAGATGATGGGGAATATTCTTTAGGCACGGATGTTATAGATATTTTGTCTATGGTTGTGAGAAGAAGCTCAACTGATTATAATATGACACGATTAAGCAGAAGTGAATTTATTGCTATTCCAAGCAAGACAACTTCAGGTCGCCCAACTCAATTTTTTCTTGATAGACATATTACGCCAAACTTAAAGATTTGGCCCGTACCAGAAAACAGTACGGATGTTTTACATTATGATGCTTTAACTCGTATACAAGATGCTGATACAGCACAAAATACTTTAGAAATACCTTTTCGTTTTTATCCATGTTTGACAGCAGGTTTAGCATATTATTTATCTATCAAAAAAGCCCCTGATAGAATACAGTTTTTAAAAACAGCATATGAAGAAGAATTTGAAAGAGCAATGGGGGAGGATAGAGATAGGTCATCATTTAATGTTACACCAAGTTTACAATATTATAGAGTAGGATAATGCCAAGATTTGCAAATTCTAAT